GTCGTCGTCGCTTCCGCCGTGCGTGGCGGAGGTGTCCATGCCACCGTCGGTGTCCAGCGGGCGGTCAATGTCGCCGTCGTTGTCCGGGTCGAAGAACGCGACCAGGGCGTTCATGATCTCCGTGCGGACCGCGGTCTGGATCGCCTGGAGCGTCACCGGGCCGGCGAACTCCGCACTCGGCCGTAGCATGCCCGCGGCCACCAGACTGACCGGCTCACCAGAGGCAACCCTGCTCCGCGGCACCACATACCCGGGGTTGTTGACCGCCAGGACGGCGCACAGCTCCAGGTTGCCGCGGTGGTTGCGCCAGTCGCCCGACGGCGGCGAGGACAGCAGGTGATCGACTTCCTGTTCGGTCAGCTCGCGGGTCAGGCCGTGAATCCAGATGCCGTGCGAGTCCTCACCGGCAGCCACGTCGGCGACCGCCAGACAGTGGTTGTCGTAGAACGCCACCGTGTCGGCCTCGCTCAACGTGGCGGGAGCGTGGCCGCCTTCAGTAGGCGTGCGGGACATGCTGATCCGCCCGACCGCGACGGTGCGCACCTGGTCGCCGTCCAGCGCCCGCGCGGCGCCAGTCGCGAACCGAGCGTAGTCGGTGCGGGAGTGCGGCGGCCGAACACACCGGCCGGTGTAGGACACGTGGCACTCGTTCCAGGTGGCGATGTGCCCGCTGATCTCGCGTCGGCCGTCCTCGCGCGGCGCACCGATGGTGATCGGGGTCGGAGCGGGCAGCCGCGGGTCGGTGTACACGCTCAGCGGCGGCAGTCGATATCCACCGTCGGCCTGGAGGGACTGCGGCAGCGTCAGGCCGAGTTTTTTCGCTGCCTTGCGAATGTGCGCCTTGATCTTGCCGTCGGGGTCGTTGCCCAGGCCGACCATGTGCGCGGCCTTGTCCAGGTCGGCCTGGTTCTCGATCGGGTAGGACGCGTCGCTGCCGTCGGGCTTGTCGCCCTTGATCGCCAGGCCACGAGCGAACGCGCGCTTACGCTTGGCCGCCGTCGGGCTGAACTCGATCCTGCCGTCCGCCCGCGTGGTCTCGGTCCACTCCTCGCCGTCGATCTCGGCCAGGCACAGCCCGCAGTCGTCGCGCAGCTCGGCCGAGCGGAACGGCGGCAGCGGATGGGCCAGCAGGTCCACGTAGCCGGCCGTGAGGCTCGCCACCGCCTCCGGCCCCGCACCGTGCGCTACCAGGACGCTGTCCAGCGTGCCCCACGTGTCCAGGGCCGCCGTGACGGCCTTCACGTCCTTACGGCGCAGCAACTCACCCAGATACTCGCCCAGCCGCTCCGGCTCGTCCTCCGGCGCGGCGTTAAACCGCAGCTTGAACGTCTCCTCGTCCAGTGCGGCCAGGTCGTCCTGGTCGGCAGTCAGGTCGGCGTCGTCCCCGATCTGCACATACGCATCCGCGAACGCCGGAATCGGACACAGCGTGGTGGCCGCGATTTTGCCGGCCGTGATGGTGACCCGCTGCCGGTCCTGGTCGTCAAACTCCTCGGTGAAATCCAGCTCCGAGAGGTCCACCGAGTTGCCCAGCAGGTGACCCTTGCGCGCGAGGTCACCACCGCGGGTGTCCGGATCAGCCACCCCGCGGCCCTGCCACACGAACGTCCCGTCTGGGAACGGCTGGCCGGTCTCCCGGCTGGTGACCTCCGGACCTGGTTTGCGCCACATCTCGGTCATGTGGCCGATGATCTCGGCACCGGCGTGGCCGCCCTGCTGTCCGGGGTTGGTGTACTGCGCCAGGATGGAGAAAGGCAGCGCGCGGTGACCCAAGGCGCCCGGCTTGATCGTGCGGCCGTCCGACGTGCTCATGCCTTCCACCGCGAGCGCCGGGAAGTACAGCGGCAGCTCGCCGGCCTCATTCAAGTCGCCGACTTCGGCCGCAGCTTCGGCGGCACGGGGCGCTACGCGTGCTTTCTTACTCATGACGCCTTCCTCACGTGATAGAGCCATTCGTCCCGTATCCGCAGGATGCGGTCTCGTTCGTCGCGCTGCTGCTGGGCGACAGTGCCGGTTCGGCCGGCTTGGTCGTCCATCTCGGCCAGCATGCGGATGTTGCGCATGGCCGGCGACTCGTCCGCCAGCGCGGCCTGGATCTCCTGGCGCAGGTCGGGGTCCATCGGGCCGGCGTTCTCCGGCAAGATCCATGCCGGGGGTGTGTGGCAGCGGCAGCCTTCGTGGTCGCCGGGGTGCATGCGGTTGCCCAGCCAGTCGTAGCCGGGTGGTGGCGCCAGCCGCTCGTCCCGCAGCGAGTCGAACCGGTGGTCGTCCAGCGCCAGGTGTGGGTGGAAGGTGTTGCGCGGCTCCGGCCCGTACACCCACGTGATGCCGATCGGCGGCCCGGCGTGCTGGGTGATCAGGTCGGTGACGTTGCTGCCCAGGCCGATACCACCCAGTGGCCGGCCGGTGGTGGTGCGCCCGGCCTCGCTGCCGCCGGGCATGCCGCCGATGTGCGCCAGTGCGGTCCGAATGTCGCCGGCCTTCACGATGTCCTCTGGTACGGACTCGCCGCGGTCCTGGGTGCCACCGCGGCCGAACAGGGCGGCCAGTGCCCGGGTGTGCAGCGCGTGCTGGAGGCTGTTCCAGGCAGCGGGCACGGCGGCCACCATGCGGCGGTTCAGGTCGTTCATGACGCCCAGGGGGATCGTGACCATGCCGCCGACAATGTTCAGGGCCTGGCCGATGGCTGCGGTGGTCCACTGGGTGAACTGGCTGGAGAGCACGGCGAACGCGGCGGCCAGCAGCGCGTCCTCGGTCAGGCCCAGCTCGTGCACGCGGTCCTCACCCAACCAGGCGCCCAGCTCCATGAGATCGTGTTGGGAAATCTCCAGCTTGTTGATCTTGCCCTGGGCCGCTGACCTGATCTTAGCGTTGGCCTTCTCCAGCGCCCGCTGCACCGCCGCCTCCGACGCCACCAGCAGTCGCTCCAGCAGTACCGCATCCAGGTGCGCCAGCTTGTCCGCGCTCACCACCCGCAAGTCGGTCATCTGCGAGGCAGCCGCAGTGCGCACGCCGGCCGGAGCGGCAGGTGGTGACGTGGTCTGCGGCAGCGGTGCTGACGTACTCGGTGTGCCCGACTGGCTGGGCGACATGCGCGGCTGGGCGGCCGGCGCGTTCCCGGCCGGCCCGCTGATCTGCCGCACGGTCGGCGCGCTTGGTACCACCGTGGTACCACCCGTGGTCGGCGGCGCGATCGGGATGCCAAACACCTTGCTCAACAGCACACCCGCGGTCGCCGGGTCGACACTGACCTTGCTGGCCAACATCACCATCAGTTCGTCGTCGCTGGGCTTGTCGTCGTCGTTGAATCCGGTGGCCTCGCGCAACGCCTTCGGTCCGATCGCGAACCGGTCGTACGCGCTCATGGCGTCCGTGGCCCGGTTGGCGTTCTCCGTGACCTTGCCGGCGTTGTACCAGACGACGACCTGGTTGACCTCGTCCTGCGTGAGGCCGTAGCCGCCGTCCGTCTCCGGCAGCATCAGCGATGGCCGCAGGTAGCCCTCCGTGATGCTGTCGACCATGGCCCGCACGCCGGGCTCCAAATGGTTGCGGAACGTCGTCGCGTCGATGACGTAGGCGTTCCAGTGGTTGGTGTCCTGGAGGCCGGTCACGACGGTGGGCGGCACATCGATGGACTCGCCCATGCGGGTGAGGCTGGCCCGCAGCTTGTCCACCAGGCCCGCGCTGGTCTCCCGCTGGAACGTGATGTGCTTGACCGCAGCTATGTCCTCTTTGTCGCCCTCGATCATGATGGGCACAACGGAGCCGGGCTCGCCCTCGTTGGCGATCGGCGCGATGATCGCCGCTTGCATCTCCGTGGCGAAATCGTCCGGTTCGGTCTGATCCACCCCCGGCCGTAGAATGCTCATGCCCTGCGGGATGAACAGCACGCCGTTGGCTGCTATCCGGCTCTTGGCCGCCGCCCGCAGCTCCCGGCCGGTCAAGATGATGTCCTCCAATACGTCCTGGAGGCTGCGCATCGGCGAGTCGGACAGGGCCTTGAACCGCGGGTGAGGCAGCCACAGCCGAATCAGCGTCTCCGACTTGACATCGATCGGTCGTGCCGGCCGGCCGGGCACGCTCACCACGCCCAGCGCACCACTGCCACCGACCGGAACCACCTCATCGGAGGACAGCACCGACCAGACCTCAGCGCCCCCGTCGTTGCGGCCGTGCAACCACGCCTCACCGGCCACCGAGTAGCACGTGTCCAGCGTGCCCAGGAAGCTGTGGCCGTTGCGCCAGGGCAGGCGGTTGAGGCAGTCGATGGCGGCCTTGCGGACCGGCTGCGGCAGCGTGCACTGGTCGGAGTCGATGGCTATCGGTTCGTCGTCGTCGGAGTCGGGCAGCACCTGACCGATGGACAGCGCCACTTTCGCCTGGGCGTTGGCCCGGAAGCGCAGCGCACTGTTCAGCTCCGGCACCAGGTCCCGGTAGTCCCACGCGTGCTGCTGCCACCCCATGCGGCTGGCGGAGATGGCGTTGATCGCGTTGCGGTCGGTGAGGTCAACCCGGCGCCCGGACGCAGTCAGCATGCCGGCCGGAACAGCCCTACCGTCTGGCTGGGTGGCTCGCTGGCGCCAGAACGGCATCGGTGTTCCCTCCCGTCGGCGACTACTCCCCCAGCTCGTCCACAGCCTGGCTGACGAGTCCGGTCACGGCCGATGCTGCCAGGATGCCGATCACCGCGTCGGCGAGTCGCGGGCAGGCCAGCCGCAACACCCACAGCAGGGCGGCCACCCACACGGACAGGCACCAGGGGCAGTCGAGTAGCTGCGACCAGGGTGTGGCGCCGTAGCGGTCCATGATGCGGGCGCGCACCTGCGGCAGCGGCGGCACCTGGTCGATCTGGAGTAGCCGAGTGGCCCGGAACACCGCGAGCCAGTACGCTACGTCACGCATGTCGACGCCACCTCCACAGTGCCCGCCAGTACCAGAACCGCCCGTGTTCGAGTCGCTGGCGTGTCCGCCACACGAGCGTGATCACGTCGCCGATCAGCAGCGCGTGCCCAATGATCAGCCACGCGAACGCGAACCACACCCAGCCGTCGGCCGCCGCGACGAACGCCGGTGCGTACAGCCCCCAGATCAGGATCGTGGTGACGCCCGCGTTGCGTAACCGGTTCACCGTTCTCCCCCGATCAGGCTCAGGACGATCAGCGCCCCGATGACGATACCCAGTGCCACGGCAACGAGTATCGACCACCAGGGCGTCATGATCATGATCTGAGTCTGCCCAACCCGTCGTGCGTGTCGCGGTAGTGGGCTATCTCCGGCTGGACCTCGCCACGGAAGCTGGTCCGCCGAGCCACGTCGCTGGTCGGGTCGTGCACGATGTAGGGGTCCTCGCCCGGCCCGTGGTTCGGCGCGTACGGCTTGACGCCGTCGATCTCGAACCACTCCATCGCTTCGTGTTGTTCCACCAGCACCAGCTGGTCGAACAACCAGTGTTGCCAGCTGGCCCGGTTGTAGGCCGCGGGCGGCACCGGGAACAAGTGCTGGACGCTGATCGGGTCGTGCGGCGGATACGAGTTGTGGTCGTGCACCAGAACGATCAGGGTCAGGCCCGCGCTGCCCTGCCCGCGGTCGTAGTTGCTGGCCAGGTAGACCTGCCACTCCGGCCGGTACGTGCACTTCTCCACCAGGTCGGCCAGCTCGTCCGGGTAGGGCGCGGCCTGCGAGTTGATCGAACCGGCGAACTTGCTGCGCTGCTGCTCCGGCACGTCACTGCTCCACGAGCTGGATCGGCAGGACCTTGGTGGTCGCCAGGGCGTTCCACTCGATGTTCTCGCCGAACCGGTCTACCTCGAACCGACCGAGCATCCGCATGCCGCCGTTGGCGATGGCAAAGTTCGCCGGGCCTGCGCCTTCCGGCTGGACGACGTGCACCGTGTCGGCCGCCGATGCGGTGACGAACAGCAGCACCTGGCCGTTGTTGGGCGTGGTGTTGCCGTTGCTGGCGTCGGACGCGCTGCCGCCGGACAGGTCCATGTTGGCCAGGATGTCCGCGCTGGACTGCCATGCGGCCTGGGCGGCGTTGACGTTCGTGCGGGCCATGATCTCCTCCTCGGGTCGGCGTCACGGTAGCCGATCAGGGCACTTACGGGCTGCTCAGTCGTCCCGGTGTCGCAGTATGTAGTCTGCGACCGGCGCGGCCAACCACACGGTGTAGAGCGCCACGAACATCACATCGAGTAGCACTAGGTCACCATCGGTGAACGCGGGCGTCAGACAGCAGAGGTTCACCGCGACCGCCAGCGCCAGCCATCGGCCACACAGCCGCAGCGGCTGGAGCGGTATGTCCTCGCTCACGACGCCCTCCGGCCCGGCGGCAGCCCGTCATCCGCACACGGCACCCACACTCCGCCGCGGATGAACCCGTGCCGGCCGCAGCGCTGGCAGCGCACCGACGGTTCGATGGTCAGCGGACTCAGGGTCTGCACACTCCACCGCGGCCAGCCATCCGGCCATCCACGCGCACCGAGGAACGGGAGCGAGCCGACGCCATCGCACGGATCGCCGATGTTGTTCACGCAGCAGTGCCGCTCCAGCAGGCCGACCAGCTCGCCGCCGCGCCCGTAGACCGGGGCGCACTCGACACCGCGCCCCAGGTCCAGCCACGCGTCACCAGGGGGCGGCATTCTCGCCTCCCCGCTTGAACAGCCGGCCGATCGCCTCGCGCACCGGGTGACCCAGGTTGGTCTCCTGGTAGCCGCAGCGCAGGCACGTGAACAGCTTGCGCCGACCGAAATCGATCAGCTGGCCGGCGTCCCAGCCTGACGACACCAGACACTGGCCACCACCGAGATCCTTCACGTGCCGCTGGTGGTCACACCACTGGCCGTTCTCCAGCCGGTAGATCAGCCGCGGAGCGAGCATGCGCAGGACGTTCACCACGCACCCGCCCGCCAGAACCCGTAGACCGCCACCGCCATGACCAGCACCATGAGCGCCACGCCCACCCAGAACGTCGGCCAGTCGACCGTACGGACCAGCCGGGTGGAGGTGTAGCGCTCGCGGAAGTCACAAGACACGCAGCCACGCCAGATGGCCTTGCGGAACGCCAGGCGCCATGGCCGGGAGTAGTAGGCGACCAGCGCGTGACCACATTCCGGACACGTCCAGTTCGTGCTGCGGTGTCGGAGGTCCACCATTACGCCACCGCCGCTACTGAATCGAGTACCGCCTGCGGTTCGGGCGCACTCTCGCCCAGGTGCCAGTGGTCGCCGCAGTGCCGCAGCACGAACCCCGTCGCGCCGGGCACCTGGCGCAGCTGTTCCGCGGCTCCCTGGGCGTCCCACGCGCTGGCGTAGCACACCCGCCCGATGTGGCTGACGACAGCGCCGTGGTCGTCGCGGATCGCCCAACGCCTCACCACCAGGTTGCACATGGCCTGGGTGGTCTCCTGGGCGGTGCGCGGTAGCCGGTACAGCGGCGTCTGGGTGATCATGGCCGTACACAGGCACGCGGGTTGTGGAACTCGGGTCCACTCGGGTCTGGCATGGCGATTCGAGCGCCGTGCACGCTGTAGCCGAACACCACGCCAGGCCGCAGGTGCGGGTTGCCGTGGGACCGTCCACCCGGACAGCCCAGGCAGTCATCGACGGAGTGCCGGCCGTGCTCGCACCGGTCCAGCGACATGACCAGGTTGGACCACCGCCCGCTGGTCTCCAGCGTGTCCATCCATGATTTGCGGATGTCCAGCATGTCCGCCCGGACGGACGGGAAGTAGCTCAGCGCCCGGCACACCACCCAGTGCGCCTCCGCCTCCGTGCGCGGCAGCAGCTCGTCCTGGCGGTCCTCGGTCGGTTCGCTCGTGTCGTGGGCCTGCTCCAGCACCTTCAGCGCGGCATCGGCGGCCTTCAGCAGCACCTCCGGTGAGTGCGTGCCTGGACCGGTCAGGGCCTGGAGCGTCAGGATCAGCCGCCGCTCGCGGTGGTTGGTCTGCACGCCGGCCACGCCGTCGGCCAGCTGGCGCGCTGCCTCCACCTGCCGATCGTTGAGCAGTTCACCCAGCCACTCCGGCGTGATGCCGGTCGGTGGTTCGTCGTCAGGCAGGGCCGCTGCCTCACCCGCGCTGATGTCCTTCGGTGTCATCGCTCTCGCTCCCCTCGTCCGGTGTCATCTCGTCGTCAATGATGATCAGGTCTGCGTGCAACCCCCGCTGGCCAGCCACCGGGATGGGTCGTAGTACGGCTGGCAGCGGAAACGTCTCGTTGTCCACAATCACCCGCCTGACCCGTGGTTCACTTGTCAGTCGGTTGATCACCAGGTGGGCCATGAACCGCACCCGCATGTTCACCGATGCGTCGTCCGCGGCCAGCTCCGGTACCGAGCGCACGGCCGCGACCAGTTCCTCCGTGAACATGTCGCCCGGCAACGGCACCAACGTGGCAGCCTGCGCCCAGGCAGTGCGGATCTCCTGGGCGGTGAACGCGGTCACGATCCCTCCCGCTTGGGTATGGCCGGCAGCCGGTACACCCAGTCACGACGACGCTCCAGCAGGCCAGAGCTGGTCAACGTCTCGGCGACCGCTTCAGCGGCCTCCGGCGTCATGGCGACGCACACGAACCGGTCCGATGTGTCGCTGGGCATGTCGATGTAGACGGTGTGCCCGTTCTTGTTGCCGACACGGGCCGTCAATTTGATCATGAGGTCGGCCCGCCGTCGTCAGCCCAGCGCGCCAGGTCGGCCTGGTCGCGGTCGGGCAGCGTCCAGGCGTAGACGACGGCCGCACCGAACTGGGCGACCACGCGGCCCAGGTGCTCCAGGGTCTGGTTGAGCCAGTCCACGTCCGGCGTGAACACCGGGATCTTGATCTGGGCGTTCATGCGCTCACCGGCCAGGCCGCGATACGGCTGCTGAACTCCGGCCGCCAGCGCTTCAGCGGGTTGCCACAGCCACAGCCACCCGTGTAGGTGATCGTCACCAGGCCCTGGTCCGTGGTGATGTTGAACGACTGGCCGGGAAGCTGACCGGCGCTGGGTACGGGCGTGGCCAGGAAGTCGATCGGCGCGAACCAGTCCGGCGTGAGCGCGCCCCATTCCTCGCTCTGGCCGCTGGGCACCTGGTTGTAGATCACCAGGCCGACGTTGGTGGCGTACACCTTGCAGCGATGCAGCACCGTCGTGCGGTCGGGCAGCACCACCGACGCCGGCCACCACGAGCGGAACGTGATGACCTGGGACAAATCGTTCGTCGTCGTCACCGGTCCATCCTCCCATGATCTGACCCCGTGGCCGGACGGGACACACGACCCGGCGTCCAGCTCGCCAGGCCCAGCTCCTCCAGCAGGTCCAGCGCCAGCCCGATCGTCATGTCGTTGATCTCCGGCCGCGTACTCACCATGAGCTGGAGCTGGTCGGCCACGTCCTGGCGCGTCAACGGTTGACCTAGCCGCTGCCACGTGCGCTCGATCGCGCTCGCGTATTCCACCTGCTCCACTCGCCAGCGGTCCCCGCACGTGCCGCACTCCCACACCGCGCCGGTGCGGGTGAAGGGCAGCAGTAGCGGCGTCCGGCAGCGGTGCAGTCCCTCCGGCGTCCGGCCGTCAATGTCGATCCACGTCCCACCCAGCTTGCCCATGATCACCAGTCCTGTCTGAAGATGAATGCCCGGATTCCGTGCCGTAGGGCGTAGCTCACCGTGTACAGCGTGCCACTGCTGTTCAGCCGCACGAACGCCACACAGCAGTCCGCGCCCGCCTCCACCATCGCTCGATCCCGGGCTAGCGGGATGGAACGACCATGCCGCCACCAGCCCTCCGGCAGGGCGTGCGCCTCGCACTTGCGGCCCTGGTGTGTCCAGAGCATCGAACCGATCTTGTCCGCGCCCTGGGCGTCGCCGTGCACCAGGACCGACGTGCTCGGCAGTACGTCCAACACCTGGCGGATGATGCCCGGCCGGGTCCACGTGCGGGAGCCGGTCAACAGGACGCGCTGGACCAACAGCGGATACAGCCGCAGCCACGCCCGCAGCTGGTCCAGTTCGGCCTGCTCTTGCTCGGTCGTGGTCACGACGTGTCCCGCAGGTGGCCGTACTTGCGTACCCAGTTCTTGTCCGGGCTGGCCTGGTCGTCCACGATGACCGTGATCGGCTGGTGGGACCGGGCCGCGTACTCGGCGGCCTGGGCCATGATCGCATCCTTGCGAACAGAACCAGCGCCCTCCTGGCCGTCGATGATCAGATCCCACGTGGCGCTCTCCCGACGCACCACGATCGGCGTCACGTGCCCCGGAGGCGGCACGGCCACATAGAAGTCGTTGTCATCCACCGTGAGGTGCCAGCCGGCCGCGCGAGCGTGGTTGATCACCTCGCTGGCCAGGCTGCTGACCTCGGTCAGACGGTCCTCGCTGTGGTAGTTGCTCAACATCCAACTGACCAGGCCGGCCACCATAGGCGGGTAAATGCGGCTGGCGTAGGTGTTGGCCTGTTCCATGAGGTCCAGCGCGGAGCGTTCGGACACCCTCATGACCGGTCGTCCTCCAGCACGCTGTCCCGGAACACGACCGTCACCTTGCCGCCCTGCCCCCACGTGAGCAGGTGAGCACGGCTGACCAGTTCCCGCATGACCTCGCCGGCCGTGATCCGGTCGTCGTCCGTGTCGCCGGTGTTCAGCGACTCCGTGATGATCTCGTTGGTGTACACGTCGACCAGTTCAACGGCAAAGATCATGATGTTGCCGATCAGGCCGACCACTGCCCAGGCTGGCGGTGCACCCAGATCGGCCTGGACCTCCACATTCGCTCGCTTGGCCGCCAACTCGACTGCCGCGCGAGACATCTCCAGCATGTCCACTGCTCACTCCCCGTGATGGTTGCGGGCCGGCCGGTGGTGTGCCGGCCGGCCCTGGGTGGTTACTTGGTGGTGTTTTTCGCGGGCGCCTTTTGGACCTGATCGTTCGACTGCCCGCGGTACGGGATCGATCTCACATCCCTGGCCACGTTCCGCAGGACCTCCAGCGGGTCCGCTTGTGCCTTGCCGCCCTTGCCCATGTCGCCCTCCTCGCTGCCGGACTCCCTGACCGGCACGGCCAATGTTACCCGGTGCAGGGTGGGGTCACAAGGCTTTGCCGTACTCGATCAGCTTGGCCTTGTTGCGAGCCGAGATCAGCTTGCGTCGCTGGTTCTCGGTCGTCCCACCCCATATGCCGTAGCGCTCGCCGTGCTCCAGCGCCCACTCCAGGCACGCCTCCCGCACGTCGCAGCGACCGCAGATGGTTCTGGCCTGCTGAATCTTGTGGTTCTCGCCCTTGTCGATGTAGAACATGTCCGCATCGACTTCACGACACAGGCCGTCCTCCAGGCCCACCGGCTCCTCCAGCGTGCTCACCAGCTCGGCTATGCGCTCCAGCTGGTCCCAGCCGTTCAGCTCGCGCATGGTCAACTCCTCACGGTGTAGGCCATGGCCTGCGTGGCGCCCGACACGTATAGCGGATGCCAGGGCGCGCCCGACTTCGCCACCCGCAGGGCACGCAGGTCCACACCCAGACCGTCCAGCTTGGCCAGCACCTCGCGGGAGCGGATACGGGCGTTACGGTCCGACCCCCACGCGCACACCGTGTAGGCCGCCGCTCCAGCCCCGCCCAGGATTGCGGTGTCGTTCAATCCGCCGACGATATGGTTGTGGCCGTGCTCGATGCCGGCGTTCCACAGCACCGTCGGGTCTGTGGCGCGCAAGGCGAACAGGTTGGTCACCACCACACCGGAGAACCCCCACGAACGAGCGAATCCCATCACGCGACGGATTGTGGGATCATCCAGGTCAGCGTCCGCGGTGGACGGATTCAACATCAGGAAGTGCACCCACGGGCCGGTCCGGTACCAGCAGCGCGTCAGCCACCAGCGGTAGACACCATCGCTGCTGATCCCCGCCGCCCGCGCGACGCCGTCCTGATCCACTTTAATCATGACGCCACCACCAGCACATGGTCACCGATCACCGGGACGTAGCGCCGGGCCAGCTCGTGCACCCACTCCGGCGCGGCCGGCGTCAACTCGAACGACCGCCGCATGAAATCGCTCGCGCGCCCCCATCGACGCTGCGCCCAGGGCGCCCCGGGCTCCGGCTGGCCGCCCAGCTCCACCCACACGCGCTCGATCTCCTGGCCGTTGGCCGTGAGGTGATAGCGCAGGCGCAGCCAGTGCACCAATAGCACCCGACCACCGCCGGGAGTGTCGTGTTCGGGCCGGTCCTCCAGGTCCAGGCGCACCTCGTAGGTCATCAACGCACTGTGCCGATCCACCCTGATCATGACGCCACCGCCAACCTGTTGCCGTCGATCGCCCCGCACGCACAATGGGTGCCGGGCTGTGTCCAGTTCCGCCGTGCGCAGCGCACGCAGGTCCACGCCCAGCCCCTGTAGCTCCAGACCTCACCGTGTCCATATTTCGGGTTCGAGTTAGGGATGCTCCGGTTGGCAGGCCGGTAGTGGAGGTCTGGGTGACCGGCCGGGAACTGGGCACGCACCGATTCCAGGTGCCGATTCCAGTCCTCCGGCCAGTACCAGTGACGGTCCTTCGGGCCGCCCTCCAGCGCGATTAATGGACGCTGGGTCATCGCAGGTACCCCCGCCCTTGACAGTTCGAGCACACCACCGTGTGCGGCGGCATCAGCTTCTCCAGGTAGCGCTCCACCAGCCGCTCCAGACTCGCCAGCGCGTCCGCCTTCGTCTCGCCGTGGATCTCCCGCGGGATGGTGACCTCCGCGCGCCAGTGCGCGCCGTACGTGGCCTCACGCTGCCGTTCGGCGTTGTACTCGCGGGTACGGGTTGAGCGACCCTTGACGGTCTGGTAGGGCAACACCTGGTCGAATGCCAGGACCGCCGAGACGGACACCTGCCGGTTGTGGGTGAACGAGTGCACCCCGCCACCGATGCCGATGTGGACCAAGCCCAGTTCCTTGTAGCGCTGC